AATCATCGTTTGCATTGTGGGGACGGTACGAGCATTGATGCGGTTGAAAAGTTGATGGATGGTGGGCTTGCAGATCAATTTATAACCGATCCGCCTTACAATGTAGCGTATGATGGCAAGACAAAAGACTCTCTAACGATTCAGAACGACGAGATGGGAGACGCCGATTTCCGGCAGTTCTTGGTTGACGCATTTACTGCCGCAGACACGGTGATGAAAGAGGGTGCCGTTTTTTATGTATGGCATGCGGACTTAGAGGGGTATAACTTCCGAGGGGCTTGTTTGGATGCAGGCTGGAAGGTAAGGCAGTGCCTTATATGGAATAAAAACCTTATGGTCATGGGTCGGCAGGACTATCACTGGAAGCATGAGCCTTGCCTTTACGGCTGGAAGAGTGGTGCAGGCCACCTATGGAACACTGACAGAAAGCAGGTCACGGTTCTAGACTTTGAACGGCCACAAAGGAATGGCGTTCACCCAACAATGAAGCCAATTAAATTAATAGAATATCAGGTTCTAAATAACACCAAAGGTCAGGACGTGGTGCTAGACCTTTTCGGCGGCAGCGGCACAACCCTAATCGCCTGCGAAAAAACCAACCGCCACTGCCGAATGATGGAGCTTGACCCAAAATACTGCGACGTAATCATAAACAGGTACTTAGATTTCACTGGGAAAAATGCTATACTTGAGGCAACTGGACAAAGCTTTCAAGAGGTTAGTGATGAGCGCCAAAAATCCAAAGTATGAGTATAAAGGTTTGACTTGTTCCGGCTGTGGCTGTGTCTTTGACTCTAAAGCTAGGAATAAGCTACAGAAATATTGTACAAAGCGCTGTAGAGGGATACACGTTGATGCAGGCGCAAGATTCAAGAGTGGCATATCAAGCTGGAATGCAGGCACTAACGTATCAGGCATGAGTGGGAAGGCTCACTCACGAGAAACTAAAAATCTTATGAGAGCAGCTCACTTGGGCGAAAAGTCAGCAAACTGGCAAGGTGGATTAAGAGGTATAAACTACGGCATTCGCCGCAGCAAAAAATACGCTGACTGGCGCACTTCCGTATTCGTTCGTGACGACTACACCTGCCAATTTTGTGGCGATAAAAGCGTCGCTGGAAACAGGGTGAGGCTGGAGGCAGACCACATTAAGCAATTTGCATATCATGTTGATCTTAGGTTTGATGTTGAAAACGGCAGAACGCTTTGCAAGCCATGCCATCGCAAAACGGATACATGGGGCAAGTCTATAACCGGCAAAGAAGCCGTACTAGAATCAACAGGCGAAACATACAACAGTAAGATGACCGTATGACCAACAAACACCAGACTAAGCCCCCACACGCGCCAACCGAAGCCACACGCCAAACCGTGCAGCTTCATACGATGGTAGGCACAATTCAGCCAGACATTGCCCGCGTGTTAGACATTGACGAAAAGACCCTGCGCAAGTATTACCGAGATGAGCTAGACCTGGCGAAAGCAAAAGCCAATGCTACTATCGGCGGGGCACTGTTTAACAAGGCCAAGGGCGGGGATGTTACTGCTATGATTTTTTGGCTGAAAACGCAGGCAGGATTCCGTGAGAAGACTGACCTTAACCATATGTCAGAAGACGGCAGCATGACCCCATTTGACGCATCTGGGATGAGTGACGAAGCGCTGGCCGAGATCATGAAGGCGCGCCGCGGTGACGGTTGAGTTAGCCGATGCAGATATGAAGGCGGTGGAGCGCGAATATTGTCGGCGCAGCCTCGCTAGCTTCGTGCTCCAGGCTTGGCACGTCCTCGAGCCGTCTACGCCGTACATCCACAACTGGCACATGGATGTACTGTGCGAGCATCTGGAGGCCGTCACGGCAGGCCAGATCACGCGGCTATTGATCAACGTACCGCCGGGCACGATGAAATCTCTGCTAACCGCCGTGTTCTGGCCCGCGTGGGAGTGGGGGCCGATCGGGTTGCCGCAGCACCGGTTTGTGACCGCATCCCATTCGGAGAGCTATGCGCTGCGCGACGCGCGCCGGATGCGACAGCTCATAACGTCCGATTGGTTCCAGGGATTGTGGCCGCTGCGGCTAGCCAACGATCAGAACAGCGCGGGCAAGTTCGAGAATGGCAGCCTGGGCTTTCGCCACGCTATGCCGGTGCGGTCGATGACGGGCAGCCGTGGCGACCGCGTAGTCTGGGACGATCCTCATTCAGTAGAGTCTGCCGTGTCAGCAGCCGAGCTAGCAACCACCCGCCGGATATTCCACGAGACATTGCCGACGCGCCTGAACGTGCCGGCTAAAAGCGCGATCGTTATCATCATGCAGCGGTTAGCGGTCGGTGACGTGGCGGGCGAGGCGCTCGCGCCGGGTATGGGGTACGATCACCTGATGCTCCCGATGGAGTATGAGCACAGCCACCCGCACCTGTCGACTCGGTACACCGACCCGAGGGCTGAGGACGGTGAGCTGTTGTTCCCCGGTAGGTTCCCGCGCCACGTGGTCGAGCGCGACAAGACCGCGATGGGTGATTACGCGGTTGCCGGCCAGTTCCAGCAGCGGCCCGCGCCGCGCGGTGGTGGCATGTTCCCGGTCGATCAGTTCGGCATCATCGACACCTTGCCCGAGCCCAAGCAGATCGTTAAGCGCGTGCGAAGCTGGGACAAAGCCGGCACCGCCCAAGGCGGCGCGTATACCGCGGGCGTCTTGATGCTGCGCACGCGCGACGGCGAGTATATAATCGCGGACGTGTTGCGCGATCAGCTGTCGGCGCTCAAGCGCGAGCGGCTGTTGAGGCAGACCGCGCAGATCGACGGTCACGGCACGCATATTCTCATTGAGCAGGAGCCGGGATCAGGGGGCAAGGAGTCCGCGGAAAGCACGGTCAGGAGTCTCGCGGGTTACAATATACGATCGGACACCGCAACAGGCAGCAAAGAAGTTCGCGCCGATCCGTATGCTGCCCAGGTGCAAGCTGGTAACGTGTACCTACTGCGCGCCGATTGGAACTACTTATTCAAGGGCGAGCACGAGACCTTCCCGGTTGGGAAATACGCGGATCAGGTTGACGCGGCCGCGGCGGCTTTTAACTACATCGCGCCCACGGCCGCGGCGCTAGACACGTGGGCGAGGTTAGGCAAATGATTACAGTCACACGTACGTTCTGGGTCGGTTTGATTGTTTCGAGCATCCGGCAGGCGCTGGCAACACTGCTCGCGCCGAACGCCGCGCAGTTCACCGATAACGGACGCTAATATGTGGAAAGAATTCAAGGACAACTTTGTGAATTTCTCTGCGCAGCTAGGGCTAGGCGCGGGGAGTCAGCAGGACGGCAGCCACTACCGGCAGAGCTACAAGAGTCGCAACCGCTGGGAGTTGGAGTCAGCATACCGCACGAACTGGGTGGCCGGTGTAGCGATTGATACCGTAGCGGAGGATATGACGCGTGCGGGATCGACAATCACGTCAGCGATTGATCCAGATCGGGCGGGCGCTATTCACCGCGGGTTCGAGAAATGGGAAATCTGGAATCAGTTGCGTCAAGCGGTCAAGTGGTCGCGGCTGTATGGCGGGGCGATCGCAGTCATGATGGTCGACGGCCAAGACCTGTCTACACCGCTCAACGTCGAGTCGATTAAGCGCGGCCAGTTCAAAGGCGTTCAGGTACTCGACCGCTGGATGATCCAGCCGAGTCTTAACGACCTGGTTGAGGATTATGGGCCGCACTTCGGTCTGCCCCAATACTATGACGTGGTGGCCGACTCGATGGCGTTGCGCCGCGCCTCGATTCATCACACGCGATGCATACGTTTGGAGGGTGTTCATCTGCCATACTGGCAACGCCTAGCCGAAAACCTTTGGGGGCAGTCGGTGCTGGAGCGCGTTTGGGATCGCATGGTGGCGTTTGACTCCACGACCCAGGGCGCGGCGCAGCTAGTCTACAAGGCGCACCTCCGCACGCTCAAGGTGCCGGGATTTCGCGAGATCGTCGCGGGCGGCGGGCCGGCTTACGATGGCCTGGTCAAACAGATTGAAATGATGCGCGCCACGCAATCGAGCGAGGGCATCACGATACTTGACGGCGAGGATGAGTTTGAGACCAGCAGCTACGCGTTTAGCGGGCTGAGTGATATGATGCTCCAATTCGGCCAACAGCTATCCGGCGCGCTCCAGGTGCCGATGGTACGCCTGTTCGGGCAGTCGCCTGCTGGACTATCGAGCACCGGCGAATCCGATCTGCGGACGTACTTCGACGGCGTGAACGCGGCGCAAAACAGTCGGCTACGCACCCCGCTTCATCTTCTATACGAAATGATCAGTCGTAGCGAAACCGGGCAACCGTTGGACGATGACTTCGAGTTTGCGTTCAACTCGTTGTGGCAGCTGGACGACAACGAGAAAGCAACCATCGCCCAGTCCGTCGGCACGGTTATGAATGACCTGGAGCGCGAGGGTAATATATCGCACGCGCGCGTGCTTGAAGAGCTGCGCAATCTGTCTAGCAAGATCGGCGTATTCAGCACGATCACCGACCAGGATATTGAGGATGCGGAGAACGAAGCACCGGAGCCCGAGTTGGCGGCCGTGCCGGAGCCGGCCGTAGAGGGCAACAGCGCGTTGGAGGAAACGGCTGAGGAGGGCAGCGATGGCGACGTATAAGCCATCGCGCAAGAAGATCTCACGCCGCTACTACGCCGCGCTTAATCGCATCGCGGAAAACGTGGGGCAGTTGGTCGAGTCATATGACGTGGTTAACTATCCGCAGCGCGCTTCGACCGTTCGGCAGCAACTGGAGGCGTATTCAGCCGAGCTACGCGAGTGGGCGCGGGAGACGGGGCGCGTGATGGTAGCTGCCGCCGAGCGCGAGGATGAAAAGTTGTGGGGCAAGACGACGCGCGAGCTGAGCCGGAATATTAGGGCCAAGATCGACGGCGTTGATATGAGCGAGACGCGCCAGATTTTGGTTGCTGAGCAGGTTGAGCTGATTCAGTCAATCCCTACCGAGGCAGCGGAGCGTGTGAGCCAGTTATCGCTGGAGGCGTTGGCCGGTGGATCGCGGGGCCAGTCCATCGAGCGCGAACTACTCAACACCAGCGACGTTACAAAGGCGCGCGCCCGGCTCATCGCTCGGACAGAAACGGCCCGCGCCACGACCCAATTCACCAAGTCACGCGCGCAGAGCGTAGGCAGCGACGAGTACATATGGCGCACCGCGGGTGACGCGGACGTTCGCCTGGGCCATCGGGCGGTGGCCAACAAGACCTTTCGCTGGGATTCGCCCCCGGCCGTGAAAACGGGGGACAGGACATATCACCAC